AGAGTTGGGAGCCAAGGTTAAACTTTGCATCGCGCCGCTCAAAAAAATAGACAAATTCGGACACACGCATACCGTATATCTTTACCAGCCCAAACCGGAAGTAGGGGAGCGGGGCAAACCTACCTTTATAGGAAATGGGAAAATGCTACGACCGTCGTATAGATGGCAGGATGATGCCGGGCAAAACCCCAAACCCGATAATGAACCATAAATCCATGAAACACTTGGTATATCTACGTTCCGGCAAAGTGGCCGAGGTCGACGCCCTCCGTTTCCAGTGTGTTGACCATAAGAACCAAATATACAAATTTTACGACAAGGTGGACGAGCATGCGCTAAACGAACAGGTCGTTTTCATCGCAAACAATCCGGACGCCATAAAACCCATAATACACAAACAGGATGAAAAATCAGATTTCTATTCTGAATGAGCTGTTAGCCACCCTCGAAGTGGCCCACTCGAACGCCAAAGGGCGTCATTGGATAGTGTACGGCACGCCCTTTCGATCCCTGCACCTGCTGTTGGATGATACTGCGGCCACGCTCCGTAAAGGCGCCGACAAGATGGCCGAGACCATCCGCGTGCTGGGTAGCATTCCGCTTCATACGATGACGCAGTTCGTGAATTCGTCTCAGATCGAGGAGGCGCTTGCGATCCCCGATGCTCTGACCACCGCGCACGAGATGCGGGACGACCTAAACGAAATCGTCGCAATGGTGCATGGATGGGTTGATGTAAAAGTGTTCGACCCTACCACCGAAAACGACGTGCTGAATATCACGAGCGAGATTCGACACTGGATTCTGTTTTTCGACGGCATCATATCCAACTGGACGCCCGCCATACCGAGAATACCTGAAATTTAACTTTATATAAAATGGACAACAAACTGAAAATCGGATTGATAGCTGCTGCGGTAGCCGTGGTAGCCATCATTGTGTTCAACTTCCTACCAGGGAGCATAAGAAGTGCCGGGACTATCGGACTGCTCGCAGGAGTAGTGGGTGGATGGTTTCTGCACAGGTGGTACAGCACCATTGCCGACAAAGAGATCGACGCATAGGAGATGAACAGGCTAACATCGGCCATAATCGGGGCAATCATAGCCATGATCGCACTTTATAGCCTGCGGTCATGGTTTTGTTGCACCCTATCGAAACAGAAGATCGAATTCCGCGTTGACACGGTGGTCGTGAGGGAATATGTGAGAGATACCGTACTTCAAACGGAAGTGCGCCAAATTTCGAAGATCGACACTGTATTGGTACATCTGCCCGGCGATACGGTCAAAGTGGCTGTAACGCTTCCTTTCGAGTTAAAGACATTCCAGACCGAAAATTATCGGGCCACGGTGTCCGGGTACAAACCTATGCTCGAAAGTATAGACCTATTCGTGCCAACCAAGATCATAACGCAGACCCATCACACCACGACGATCATACCGCCTACATGGGAAGGGGGGATAGTAGTGGCCGCGCAGGTTGCCCCCGGATGGAACAATCAGTTTATGGGTGCGCGCGTGCGATACAACAAGGGGCGGTTCAGCATCGAGGGAACCGTCGGGTACAACCCCTTCGATGACGCCCCGTACGGAGAGGTGCGCGGAGGGTTTAATATTTGGAGGAAATGAAGCTGAAGGCGTCGAAAAAGCCAGCAAAACCGAAGAACGAAGGATTCGAAAATCGGCCGAAGGTAACATGCAAGTCCTGCAAACACCTGTCAGCCGAGGATAATATGCACCATGTCTGCCCCAAGACGGGCATGTCGACGCATATAAACATCGAAAAGATATGCATATACCATGAACAGCAAAGTGTCAATACAGGTCAAGCCGCTGACGGTAAATAGGGCATACAAAGGGCGCCGATTCAAAACCAGCGAGCATGATGCCTTCCGCGCAGAATGCCTCTTAAAGCTCCCGGACATAGAATTGCCGTCTCCTCCGTTCGAGGTGTGGTATGAGTTCGGATTCTCCAACACTCAGTGCGACTACGACAATGCGGTAAAACCGTTCCAGGATGCGCTGCAAGAAAGGTATCAATTCAACGACAAATTAATCTTTAAAGCGCATATCCGCAAGTACATAGTACCCAAGGGGTGCGAATTTATATCATTCAACATCAAATCATTAGCAGACACAGAATGGAAACAACAAAACGAGTAGTATTCTCCTCGTCGCTCTTGAAAGAGTGCAAGGACATGGTAGCTTCATCGGTCATCGACCTGCTCGAATCCATAGCCGAGAAGAGCGACAACCCGAAGGTGACCATCACCTCCACGTGGCGCAATCCCTATCGGCAGGCGATGGCCATGTACAACAACCTGGTCGCCGGAAAGCGCATTCGCTACCGGGAACCCGGCAGGAAGGTGACCGCACTGTTCGACGACTGCCAGGATCGGGGCATGGATAAAGAGGATACCATCGACGAGATGTCCGAACTTATCAGCCAGCTCAGCGAAAAGGGCGAGCGGGTGTCCAAGCACTGCGTGAGCGCCGAGGAGTATCGCAAGGTGAATGTGCTGGACGTGAGTATGACGATGGAGAAACCCGCGGAGTTCTTGGCCGCAGCACTCGACGAGCCGCGCGTCGTCAAAGTGATTTCGCCCATATCTATTCCCGGCAAAAACCCCAAGTTTTCGTATGACCTGAGCGAGCCTGCGTTCCACCTTGAAATAAAAGCATAGTCATGAGCAGTGCGTGCGTACTCTTCTTTGTGGCCGGGATTATTATGCTGGTGTTCGGGATCGCTGGGCGAGGGATAGACCCGCCAAACAAGAACAGGCGCCGATAAAGCGCCTGTTTTCTTGTCCGTACCTACATCACTCTACACTGCCCCCCGGATCGCCTCCGGTATTCAGCTTGGTAGTGTCGACAGCCTGATCCGCGATTTTGGGCGTCGTGACACACAGGTCTTGTAGCTTTTCGGTGGCGACGGAAGATGTTGCGAGTTTATCCGTCGTCACTGCGCCGTCCGCAATTTTATCCGTGGTTACTGCAAGGGGAGCCAGCGCAGCCGTGCCGACTTCCGCTGTTCCGATCTTCGACGCCGTAATGGCACCGTCCAATATCTGCCCGTTGCCAACGCTATTTGCGGCTATCTTATTGACATTGATAGCTCCGTCGACGATTTTATCCGAATTTACGCTATCGTCGGCGATCTTGTCGACCGTAACGGCCGCATTGGCGATTTTATCACCGGTGACAGCCCCGTCAGCGATGGCTGCGGCGCCTACGCATCCATCCGCAAGCTTCGACGCCACGATTGTATTGTTTTGAATGATGTCGCCGGATACAGCGTCAAGAGCCAGTTCTTTGCCGGTTATGGTTTTAGCTTTGATCTTAGCCGCAGTCACGGCACTGTCAGCCAACTTATCGGTGGTCACGCAGTCATCAGCCAAATTTTCGGCGCGAATAGCTTTTGCATCTATTTTTAGGCTGTTTATGCAGTGGTTTTGCAAATTAGCCCACCCGACGGACAAAGGCCCAAGCTTAGCGTTCGTGACGCAGTTATTCGCCAGCTTTTTTGTGGTGATCGAACCGTCGGGAATCTCGGCGGTGCCACC